GCGGCTTACGAATTCCTTCCAGCTATCTACCTACGGGGGCTGATGATGGAGCAAGTTCCTACAATGACGGACGAGTTGGTACTGCATACATACAGGAATTAAGATTTAATACATATTGTGAACGACTACAAGGATTAATAGTAGAAGAGTTTAATCAAGAGTTTAAACGCTACTTACTTGAAAGCGGTGTTAACATTGACACTAACATGTTTGATCTTAAATTTGTACCTCCGCAAAACTTTGCAAGCTATCGTCAAGCAGAATTAGATAATAGCCGTGTACCTACATATACACAAATGAGTGCAATACCTTATATTAGTAATAGATTTGCACTAACTAGATTCTTAGGAATGAGCGAAGAAGAGGTTGCTGAAAACGAACGCATGTGGCGTGAAGAAAATGATGAACTGTTAGCGCAACCGGGTACTGATGCTTCTGGAGAAATGCGTGGCGCTGGTATTAGCGGTGCCGGTATTAGTGCTGACTTAGATGGCGCAGAAGATCTTGCATTAGACGGCGAAGAACCGGAAATAGGTGCTGAAGGATCTCCACCAGAAACAGTAACAGGAGGTGACGGTAGCTCACCACAACCGTCAGCAACTGACCAAACGATATAAATACTATTATGATATTGAGAGAACTTTTTTATTACGACAAAGAAACGATTGAGCCTACTGAGGACGATCGTTACGACCCCCAGTACGACGATAGTATTGTTAACCTCGATGACACTCGTAAGACACGACTTACACTACGCCAGATTAATCGTGCAAGGAAAGCAAGTGAGCTACATACAACTGAGAAGACTAAAGAATTAGACTTTGTTAGACAGATGTATGGAATAGCAGCACAAGCAGCCGCAACAGAGATTTAATGGCCAAGATTGATAAATCTAAATACTCCAAAGCCGAGTGGATACAAATTCGCGAGCAACGGCGCAGAGAAAAACAAATAAAGAGATTTAATAAATCTCCCCCTCCACCTAATCCAGATCCGCAAATTGAATATATTGCTGCACCTACAAAAAATATAGGTCTTGAACGAAAAAGAACAGCATTTGTTTTAGGTAACGGAACAAGTAGAGAACCTGTTAATCCAGAGCACTTAGCAGTTTACGGAAATACATACGGGTGTAACGCACTTTATAGATCGTTTAATCCAGATTACCTTATTGCAGTAGATACTAAAATGATACTTGAAATTAACAAATCAGGATATCAGCGCAATTACGAAGTATGGACCAATCCTAATAAAGCATATACTCGTATGCAAGGATTTAATTTTTTTCAACCTAGTAAAGGATGGAGTAGTGGTCCTACTGCACTATGGCTTGCTAGTCAGCACGGGTACGAAACAATTTATATTTTAGGTTTTGATTACCGAGGTCTAAAAGAAGGTAAGGCATTTAATAACCTATATGCTGACTCAGCAAACTATAAAAAATCCGAAGACGGTGCAACATTTTTTGGAAATTGGTTACGTCAAACAAAGAGTGTAATACAATCACATAAGAAAATTCAGTATGTTCGAGTAATAGCACCAGATAATTATGAACCCGATGAGCTAAATAAATTTAGTAACTTTAGTACTATTACTGTGGATACCTTTAAAAAAATTCACAGTCTGTAGCCGTTTATAAAAAAAATGGTCGTTTTTAGCCTATTTCTACATACTTTTCCCTATTAAGTGTAAATACAATTGACAGCCTTACCATAGGTACAAACATTTATTAGGAGAAGAAAAATGGCAGATTTAAATAAATTTGAAGAAATGCTTGCAAAACTAGTTAACGAAGACCGTGCTGGTGCAGAAGAGCTTTTTCACGAGATTGTGGTTGAAAAATCACGCACTATTTACGAATCACTTTTAGAGTCAGATTTAGATGACGACGAAGTAGACGAAGCAACTGACGAAGAAGTAGATGAGTCAGACGACGAAGAGCTAGACGAAGCTGATGACGAAGAAGTAGATGAGTCAGACGACGAAGAGCTAGACGAAGATTTTAACTTAGACGAATTTGAAGTTGAAGCAGATCCAATGGCAGCTATGATGGGTGGCGACAAAGGCGACGACATGCTAGGTGACCTAGAAGTTGATGCAGATGCAGGCGACGAAATGGGCGACGCAGAAGGCGAAGCTGAAGTTGAAGATCGTGTTGAAGATTTAGAAGACGCACTTGACGAACTTAAAGCAGAATTTGAAAAAATGTTATCAGGTGATGACGAAGAAGAAGGCGACGAAGAAGGCGACGAAGAAGAAATGCCAGCAATGGACATGGACGCTGAAGAAGAGCCAGAAGAAGAGTCATTTAACTTTGAAGCAACTGAAGAAGATGAAGACGACAAAGTCGAAGAATCAAACAAGTCACAAACTGAAACAATGCGTGAGTATGTAGAAAAAATTAATGCTACAATGGGTGACAACGGTGCAAACACTAAGTCAACTGTAGCCGGCAAAAACGACATGGGCGGCACAACTGCTAACCTAGGCGGCGGCGAAAGCAAAGGCGAAGGCACAAAAGGTGGCTTAGCTGATCCAAGTAGTAAAGAAGATAACGCTGGAAACGTAAATGTTCCTGGCGCTAAAGGTGCTAGTAAATTAGCATCAAAACCTGGTCATGGCGCTGAGAAAAAGGGCAAACCAGAGAATGCTGGCGATAAAGGCAGCATGTTAAACGGCGCTCCAAAAAGAGCAAAGTAATAGGGACGACTGAATGTTAAACTTACGAGAACACCTAAGTTTCGACCAAGCGCAAATTATCGTTGAGTCTGCTAACGAAGGAAAAGACTTGTACATGAAAGGTATCATGATACAAGGCGGAGTACGCAACGCTAACCAGCGTGTGTATCCTGTGAATGAAATTGGCAGGGCTGTCAAAACTCTCAGCGAGCAAATTGAGGGTGGTTACAGTGTACTCGGAGAAGTTGATCATCCAGAAGGACTTAACATCAACCTAGACCGCGTGAGTCATATGATCAGCGAATGCTGGATGGATGGCGCAAACGGTTATGGTAAACTAAAGATACTACCTACGCCGATGGGACAACTAGTTAAAACAATGTTAGAAAACGGAGTTAAACTAGGTGTTTCGTCGCGTGGCAGTGGTAATCTACCAGAAGACGGGTCCGGAGAAGTATCGGACTTTGAAATAATCACAGTGGACGTCGTGGCTCAGCCTAGCGCCCCAGGTGCATACCCTACACCAATCTATGAGCATTTAATGAATGCACGTGGAGGAATGAAAGCGTATGAATTAGCACAGGCAACCAAGCACGACACTAAGGCACAAAAATACTTAAAAGAATCTCTGATTAATATAATCAGCAGACTCCAATAAAAGGAGAAAATGAATATGTTGGACGCACTTAAAACACTTTTTGAAAACGATGTAGTTTCTGAAGAAGTACGTGTAAGCATTGAAGGCGCATGGGAGCAAAAGATTCAAGAAAACAAAATGCAGGCAACTGCTGAGTTACGTGAAGAATTTGCTAAAAAGTACGAGCACGATAAATCAACTATGGTTGAAGCTATCGACTCTATGATCTCAGAACGCCTTGCAGAAGAAATTGCTGAGTTTGCAGATGATCGCAAACAACTAGCTGAAGCAAAAGCAAAGTATGCAGTAGCAATGCGTGAAAACGCAGATCTAATGTCTACATTTGTTAAGCAGACTCTAGTAAAAGAAGTTTCCGAGTTGCATGAAGATCAAAAAGCCATTGCTGAAAAATTCAGTATGCTTGAGAGCTTTATCGTTGATGCACTTGCAAAAGAAATTGCAGAATTCCACGAAGACAAGAAGGACTTAGCTGAAACTAAGGTAAAACTTATTAAAGAAGCTAAATCAAAATTTGCAGAAGTTAAGAAAACTTTTGTTGAAACCAGTGCTGCTAAAGTATCATCAATTGTTGCTAAAACTCTTACTACAGAGATGAAGCAACTTAAAGAAGATATTGAAGAAGCACGTAGAAACGATTTCGGTCGTAAACTATTCGAAGCATTTGCTAACGAATATGCAACTAGCCACTTAAATGAGAAATCAGAATCTGCTAAACTTATGAAAGTTGTTGATACTAAAAATCGTCAACTAGATGAAGCAAAAACAGAAGTAGCTAAGAAACAAGCTTTGGCAGAAAGCAAAGACGCACAGATTCGCAAGATGACAGCTATTGCAGAACGCCAGAACACTATTAATGATCTAATTGCACCTTTATCTAAAGGTCAAAAGGACATCATGACAGATTTATTTGAATCGGTTCAAACTGCAAGACTTCGGTCTGCGTTTGACAAGTACCTACCTTCCGTAATTGGTGGAAAAGTACCGGCAAAGAAGGCAGTCATTACTGAAGGCAAAGAAATAACAGGCAACCGTGATACAACATCACAAACTAACGTTAGTAGACAAAAATCAGCAGACGAAAACAATGTCATCGACATGAAACGTTTAGCTGGCTTAAATTAAGGAGACAATTATGTCAGAACTACTTGAAAGTCGCTGGCAGGACACCAAAACAGCACTTCTAGAAGGCCTACAAGGCACAAAGAAGTCTGTAATGGCAACAACTTTAGAAAATACTCGTCAGTATCTTTCTGAGACTGCCACAGCTGGTGCTACCTCTGCCGGTAATATCGCAACTCTTAACAGAGTTATTCTACCAGTAATCCGCCGCGTAATGCCAACGGTTATTGCAAATGAACTAGTCGGCGTACAGCCAATGACTGGTCCAGTGGGTCAGATCCACACACTACGTGTTCGTTATTCGGACACAGCAGGAACAGGCGCTGCAGGCGCAGTTGCTGGTGAAGAGGCTCTAAGCCCATTCAAAATTGCTGAAGCATATTCAGGCAACGGAACGACTGCTAAAGCAGACGCAACGGCTGCTCTTGAAGGTGCTGCTGGTAACAGACTAAGTATTCAGATCTTAAAGCAGACAGTTGAAGCTAAAACACGTAAGCTATCAGCACGTTGGACTTTTGAATCTGCACAAGATGCTCAGTCACAGCATGGCATCGACGTTGAAGCAGAAATCATGGCAGCTCTTGCACAAGAGATTACTGCTGAGATTGACCAAGAAGTACTTTCTAGTTTAGCAAGTCTTTCTGGTACAACTGATACGTTTGATCAAAGAACTGTTTCAGGTACAGCTACATTCGTCGGTGACGAGCATGCTGCACTAGCAGTTATGATTAACCGCGCAGCTAACCGCATCGCACAGCGTACACGCCGTGGTGCAGGTAACTGGGCAGTTGTTTCACCAACAATGCTAACTGTTTTACAGTCTGCAACAACAAGTGCATTTGCACGTACAACTGAAGGTACATTCGAAGCACCAACTAACACTAAGATGGTTGGTACATTGAATAATGCGATGAAAGTATATGTTAACACATATGCAGCAAACGATAACGTTCTAGTTGGCTACAAAGGCGCAAGCGAGTCAGATGCAGCGGCATTCTATTGCCCATACATCCCGCTTATGTCAAGTGGTGTTGTACTTGATCCAGGTACATTCGAGCCAGTCGTATCATTCATGACACGTTATGGCTACGTTGAGCTAAACAACACTGCATCGTCTTTGGGCAATGCAGCAGACTACTTAGAAACTGTTACTGTAACAAGTGCAGGCCTAAGCTTTAGCTAAATTTAAGTTTATACTTAAACACAAAAAAGGCACTTCGGTGCCTTTTTTATTGACTTTTTTTAATTAAATGGTTGACAGACGTTCTTATCAATGCTATTATATATACATAGCTAGGAGATATCCTTTGTTATGATAGTGCAAGGAATAAGCAACTGCAACGTTGTGAACTTGGCTAACACCTGTAGTAGGACTGTATGAGCGTAGAGATACGAAGATATAGATTTTGGACTTAACGGTTCGATGTT